AATGGATAGTAATGAGCATTGATGCATGGATAGGCGTAACCTCTGCTGAAATTGGAATATTAATAGCGGCTGCTGCGGGAGTCAAATGGTTAGTAAGTAAATACCTATCAGAACTGCGCCCTAACGGTGGGGCATCTATTCATGACCGTCTCAATAAAGACATCATACCTATGTTAAAAGATTTACGCACAGATCAGCTTAAAATAGGCGAAAAGGTCGCTAAGCTTGAAGGACGCTTTGAACAACACGTTGATGAGGGCGAGTAATCTGCTACAGTAGTGATGTGGGACACGCCCACGACTAAGGAGAAATATGAATAAGCAGCTACAGGCAGCAGCCGCGTCTTACGGACGTACTGCAGTATCAGCAGCCCTCGGTATGTATATGGCAGGGCACACAGATGCCAAGTCTATCGGTTTGGCAGCACTCGGTGCAGTCGCAGGTCCTCTACTCCGTGCATTGAACCCAAAGGATGCATCCTTCGGTATCGGCGCAGCAAAGTAGTTAATTAGAAACTAGGGGGCAGGGAACACCTTGCCCCCTTTTTTCGTCTATACTAGGCCTAGCAGATCAGCATCCTAGGAGGATTTATGAAGTGTGACAATTGCGAGAATGAGGCAAGCTATACGGCCGCAGACCCTGGGGTTAATCCTGCTCACTACTGCACCTCTTGTCTACCAGTATGGTTACGTCAGCGCGCAGAGGCTGGTCACTTCCCGTTAATGGCTCCACTAGAAGAGCCTAAAAAAAAGGCGCCTGCTAAGAAGACGCCAGCAGATGAGAATAATTAAACATAGAGCAATACAAGCTCACCCAGTTCCAGATAAAGTTACCGAACCTAGAGGGCCGTTCTCCCGCGAGTTATTGGCAGAGCCTCAGATAGTTTATGAGTATGAACCAGCCTATGGAGAAGACGGGTCAGACTTCTTACCTGGCGCGACTGTGCAGAATAACTTTAAGCCGCTAAGATATCTTACGTGCATTAGATGCGCTGCTCGCGTTTTAGAGACCGAGACTGCTAACCATATATGTGAGGAATAATGGCTAGAAAAAGAGCCCCATTAGGTACTTGGAACGAGATCTTTGGTATTCCAGAGGACGACAATAAAAACGTTAGATCTAAGTATGCTTGGGATGAGGAAGCTGCTGCAGCTGCCGCTGCCGAACAGAAGAGCGCTCAAGACGCCAATCCTGATATTACAGAGCTTGTTATGCAAGTCCCTAATGACGTTCTGGCTAACAGCTCTAGCAGTGTCTCTGATGCAGGTCTGGTAGTTAATACAGCTCCTACTAGCAAACCTTCTCGCCCCCGCGCTTTAGCTATAGCCTACAACTCAAATACCAAAACCATCTATGTTGTCTTTAGAGATAATACTTGGTGGCAATATAACGATGTAGGCTCTGATATCTGGCTAGGGCTTTCTAGCAGCTCTTCTACTAATGACTACCTTCCAACGCTAGAGAATGAGTGTTCTTCGCACGGACCCGCACAGCTTATTAATATATCGGCAGCATCTATGGCGCAGTTAAGCGGTATGGCAGAGACGGCTGACAGGATACGAAAGGGATAGGATGAAAACACTCGGGCCACTATACGTAGGAAAACTCAACTACTACCACAGAAAGTTTTTACCTATTGTTGAGGTGGGGCACACACAGGAAACAGATATGCCTTACCGATACGGTCATTGTTTGGTATTTAGAGCTCCTTTTACGATTCCTGGTTACTACATCGGTATTCTTTTTAATACTGTTAAAAACCCTCAGTGGGACCTTTCAGATGAAGATATTGATGAGATCATTGTTAAAGCCCTAAAAGCAAGAACGGATGAAGAAGGGGTAAAGCGTGTTCGGTAAGAAAGATAAAGAACCTTGGACAAAGCCGTTCTCCCCAGAAGTAGCTAAAAGAGTTTCTCGTATCCCAACAGGCGAACTAGAGATGTGGACAGACCAAGCAATATATGAGCTAGGTCGCTGTCTTTCTGGTTGGCAAAAGAGCCGTGGAGATGTGTATTTAGAAGAAGCTCGTAAAGGAGCAGAGGCTCTACATGCTGTAGTGGAAGAGATGTATAAAAGGATGACACGCCCACCCGCGTAAGTAGATTTGTCTACATTTTGTTATACTAATCCTGCCTCTCTTCTCTCCCCGTAGTGGCAACAAGGGCCCGAGTTTAACGACTTGGGCTCTTTGTTTTAACTTAGACTAAGGTTAATATGGAGCATTTATTAGAAGAAGAAGATGACGAGTTCATTCCTGATGAGATAGAGGATGAAGAACTCCCGCCTGAAGATGAAGAAGTTGAGCTGGATGAGCTATCAACCGAGTTTGTCAAAAAGATAGTTGACCGTTGTATTCAGTTCCAGACTGCCCTAGTAGGACATGAGCTGCACCCTTATCAGATGCCTCTTGCTCGCCGTATCATTGAGTCAGTTATTATTAACGACGGTGAGGAAATCACAGCCCTTGCCGCACGTCAGAGCGGTAAGTCAGAGACTATTGCTAACACCGTGGCTACGCTTATGGTTCTTCTCCCCCGCTTAGCAAAGATGTACCCAGACCTATTAGGTAAGTTCTCTGGTGGTATCTGGATCGGTATGTTTGCTCCAGTTGAAGGTCAGGTAGAGACCCTCTTTGGTAGAACAGTTAATCGCCTTACTTCTGAGCGCGCGCTAGAGATTCTTGGTGACCCAGAGATTGATGACTCTCTTGGAAGAGTTCCAGGTGTTACTCGTCAAATTAAGTTAAAGAACTCAGGTAGCAGTCTTATGATGATGACCGCTAACCCTAGAGCTAAGATTGAATCTAAGTCATTCCATCTCATTGTTATTGATGAGTGTCAAGAGGCAGATGACTTTGTAGTTTCTAAGTCTATCTCTCCTATGCTTGCGTACTACTCAGGTACTATGGTTAAAACAGGGACGCCTACTACACATAAAAACAACTTCTACCGCTCTATTAAATTAAACGAGCGCCGTCAAACTACCCGAGGTAAAAGACAAAACCATTTCCAATGGGACTGGCGTGATGTAGCAAAGTGCAACCCAAACTACGCAAAGTTTATTAAGAAAGAAACGCTGCGTATTGGTGAGGACTCAGATGAATTCCAAATGTCCTATAGCTGTAAGTGGTTGCTTGAGCGCGGAATGTTCGTTACATCTTCGGTTATGGATAAGCTAGGTGATACCTCACAAGAGATTGTCCGTGCCTGGCATAGAACCCCTGTAGTTGTAGGTATTGATCCAGCACGTAAGATTGACTCTACAGTTGTTACTGTTGTGTGGGTTGACTGGGATAGACCCGACGAGTTTGGGTACTTTGACCATCGCATCCTTAACTGGATGGAGATTCAAGGCGATGACTGGGAAGACCAATACTTCCAGATCACCAAGTTTTTAGAGAACTACGATGTTATGTATGTAGGGGTAGACGCTAACGGTGTAGGTGATGCAGTTGCTCAGCGCTTAAAGCTTCTTCTTCCTAGGGCAGAGGTATTAGCCGTAGGCAGTAGCCAGCCTGAGCAATCTAAGCGATGGAAGCACTTAAAGGCGCTTATTGATAGAGAGATGATCGGTTGGCCTGCTCACGCTAAGACTCGTCGCACCCGTACATGGAAGCGTTTCTACCAGCAGATGACAGACCTAGAGACTAAGTTCACTGGTCCTAATTTCTTGGCTAAAGCGCCAGATGAGGCCCACGCCCATGATGATTACGCCGATAGCTTGGCTATTGCCTGCGCTTTAACTATGGAGATGACTATGCCTCAGATAGAGGTTAGTAGCTCGCCCTTCTTTAGATAGTTCTCTGTTTAGGCTGAAATTTAGAGTAATACAGGTCAAACTTTTACTTGAAGTACTTCAAACTTTAGGAGTCATAAATGGCAATTGCACCAACACCTAAGTTCCCAGAACGTCCTGGAACTGTCTACGACCGCAAAATGTCCCCAGCAACACCTGGACAGCGCGGACCACTTCGCTTTGAAGAGGGAATCGCAACAGATACAGACGTCCCACAGGAATTCACAAAGGGCGCTATGCAGGGATACGTTCCTGCACCAGGTCGTCCAAATCGTAATCAGAATGTATTTGAGAAGCTTCCAGAGGAGACAATGCGTGAGCGCGCTCACGTTGGTTCTGCTGCATGGGTAGAAGCTCCAGATCATCTTTCAGAGTTTGCTGCTGGTGGTTTTGCTGACCACGGTGACAACCGCATTGAGGAAGTTATGCGTAGCGGTTCGCACCAACAGGCTGGCAACGCTGCAGTCGTTCGCGACTAATTAAATAAGTTTCTTGTCCCCCAGCATCCCACCATGCTGCGGGGGCGAGAGCCTATCTAAGGATAATTAATGGCACTCATTGCGGGTAAAGAAGTAAAGAAGACGGTTAAGCAGGAACCTGCTAACCCAAAGCTATATAACATGGTTGTCGCGCAAGCTCGCTCTAAATTTACAACCTACCCTTCCCCAGCAGCAGCTCACTGGGTTCATACTCGTTATGCTCAAATGGGCGGCCAGTACGTTAAATCTAAGAAGGATGTAGACCCTCGCTTCAGAGATTACGTACAAGAAGAGCGAGATAAAAAAGAAGCATTAGAAAAGAAAAAAGTTACCAAGGACGTTGGTCATAACTTAATCCGAGGCGAACGCTTCAGATAACAGTGTGTCGCTTAGTTGATAAGTAGACATTTAGTGGTAACCTTTAGCTCTTATGGAAAGAGGTAATTTGTGAGCGGTATTGATTTCTCGCCCCCGAGTTATCGTGCAGCGTCCTCTGACCTAACTATCTCCATTTCCCCTCTGGGATTGGTAGAACTAGCAGATGAAGAATTTGAAGTCCATGGCCCACGCCTAAACCGCTACTCACTTAACTGGGCTATGTATCTTGGCCACCATTACTCATATCGCCGTCAGACTGGCGAAACACAGATGGTTCTTAACTATTACCGCGCTTTTACAGACTTTCTTATTAACTTCACCTTTGGTAAAGGTGTTAACTTCCGTAGCCCTAAAGAGACTGAAGCTATCGTTCCAGATCTACTAGAGCGCGTATGGGAAGTAGATAACAACAAAGCTACAGTTCTCTGGGAAATTGGTCAGCAAGGAACGGTGTCGGGTGACTGCTTTATTAAAGTGGCTTATGAAGAGCCTTATGTTGACCCTGCAGGTCGTAGGCATCCTGGTCGTGTACGAATTTTGCCTCTTAACTCTTCTTTTGCTTTCCCCGAGTTCCATCCACACGACCGCGAACGTCTTATCCGTTTTAAGCTTAAGTACCGTTTTTGGGGTACTAGCTTGGAAGGTACTAGACAAGTATTTACCTACACAGAAATCCTTACTGATGACATCATTGAAGAGTACATCAACGACGAACTTATTGACTCGCGCCCTAACCCACTTGGTACTATCCCCGTTGTACATATTCCGAATGTTCGTATCAGTGGTAGCCCTTGGGGTCTCGCTGATTGCTATGACATTATCAACATTAACCGAGCTTACAATGAAACTGCTACGGATATTGCTGACATTGTTAATTACCACGCGGCGCCAGTCACCGTCATCATCGGTGCTAAAGCTTCTCAGCTTGAGAAGGGCGCTAATAAAGTCTGGGGCGGATTACCAAAAGACGCACGAGTAGAGAACCTTGAAGGCGGTGCCCAAGGTCTAAAGGGTGCTATGGAATTCCTCGCTATGATGAAGAAGTCCATGCACGAAATGATTGGTGTACCAGAGACCGCTCTTGGTCAAGCACAGCCTATCTCTAATACATCAGGCGTTGCTCTTTCTATTCAGTTCCAACCTTTGATGAACCGTTATCATCAAAAGATTATTCAGTATGCTCATGGTCTTGAGCGCGTAAATGAGTTAATCCTTCTTAATCTTGCTCTTAAAGAGCCAGAGACCTTTACTTGGGATCCTAACGCTAGTACTACCCCTCTAAAGCAGGGACAACTAGCGCAGCTAGATTTTAATGACCCGCTTACATACCGCTCTTACGTTCATTTCCCACAGCCACTCCCACTAGATAAGTTGATCGCTCTTAATGAGATCCAGAGCAAGCTATCTCTTGGCCTTGAGTCTAAGGAAGGCGCTTTGCGTACATTAGGCGAAGAGTTCCCTATTGAGAAGCTTTCAGAGATCCGTCAAGAGCTTCAAGACGAGGCTATGGCAGATGGAGCACTCAAGCTTATCCAGACACAGATTGAGC